TCGTCAAGCGCTCGTTAAAATAATTGAATCGTACGCTTGTGAGTTCAAGATTAGATATACCTTTGTCGAAAATAAGATAATCGGACGATACATTGACCTCAGCCAACGATTTGGACAAGTTACTGGTCATCAATTCGAGTATGGATCTAATATTCTAAATGTTACCTACGAAGAATCGTCTGATGATGTTGTAACTGCTCTTATCGGCCGTGGTAAGGGTGAACAAAGCACGGATGAAAATGGGGAAGCTACGGGAGGTTATGGTCGTAGAGTCCAGTTTAAAGATGTTGTTTGGACTGTATCAAATGGCGACCCTGTCGATAAGCCTGCAGGGCAGAATTATGTAACAAATGAGGCAGCTAGAAATATCTACGGATTGCATCAGAACGGAGTTGTTAAGCATCGTTTTGGCGTATATACCAACGAAGATATTGAAGATCCTGTTGAGTTGCTAAAAGCGACTTACAAAGAGTTGCAACGCTTATCTGTTCCAATTGTTACATTTAAGGCAAATCTTTTAGATTTAGCTAATGCGATTGAAAATGATGTTTGGATTGGAGATAGCGTCGGAATCGTAAGAGACCAGATAAGTATTTCTTTTGAGGCTAGAATTCATAAGCTAACAATCGACAAGCTTGATGGTAACCGTTCGGTCGCTGAATTAGGCGATTACCAAACGTTACAAGCTAAAGACCGTGCGACACGTCAACAAGCAATAATAGATGCAGTGAGTGGTTTTAGTGAATCACTAATTGAAAAATCTATTGCGAATGAAGTCGAAAGACGAAATAAAGAATTCGATGAGAAAGTGCGAATCAACAAACTTGAATTTGATAATGCTATAAAAGAATACGAAAATAAAGCCGAAGAAACTAAGCGTGCGTTATCTGATGAAATCAATCAAAGGTTCCAAGAATTCAGCCCAACTGGACTTGATGAAATTAAAGCAAAATCAGAGGAAGCCTTGAAAAAAGCTGGGGCGAGTGCTGACCTTGTTGAAGAATTGAAGAAAAATGTTGCTAAAAACACAAATGATTTCCAGCGTGTTAAAGAAACTAATCAACTCTACGAGCGTATGTTGGGTAGTACGGATTCAAACGTTGCTTCAAATATCGCCCGCATGGCCTTAACCTCAGAATTGTTTGAGGTTGAAGTAGGCAAGAGATTTAGTAACCTTACTAATCTATTTTACGCGCCAACCAAGATTCCTAAATACATTTCATCAGTCGCGACAGATAAGCATTTAGAACGTGTTAGTTTTGGTGATCATGATGGTATCAGAATTAACTATACTGATTCTATGTCAGGGTGGTTGGGGGTTCGATTCCCTCTTACTAAGAAGTTTGTGAAACAAGGCGAAAGTCTTGGGTATCGTATCGAGGTTGAAGTGGATAAGGTGCCTAAAAATGGTATGGTTTTAATTCAATTATTGGATAACACTCCAGAGCTTGGGATGTATTACGCCTCTCAAATTTTGCTTAATAAAACTGGCAATCAGGTATTTACAGGATATTTAGACATTCCTACGACGGGAGAACTTAATGAGTACTCACTTAGGTTTGTCCTTTCAAGTCCAGGTAACATCGTTATTCATAAGCCGATGGTTATTGACAAACGCATAATTCCTGACGAATTCGTAGATAGCACTGACTACAACAACGAGTATAATCGAGTGTCTATGTCATTGTTAAAAGATAGTTTTGCTATCCAAACCTTGACTAGTCCAGGAGCAGTAACATCTCAAATCAATTTAGCACCTAACGACGCTTTGATTGAAGCAAGTAAAATCCGACTAAAAGGTCGAACACTTGCTGATGAAATTACAGCGATAGACGGTTATTTTAAACGATTGTTTGTGGGTGATGCACGAATTGGAACGCTTAATTCAGATATCATCAGAGCCGATTCAATCACGGCTGATAAGCTAGTTATGGATTCTGCTATGGCTAGAAGATTTGTCGCTAGTGATTTATTCACGGATACGCTCGCTGCTAAAACAGCCTTCATCAACAAACTACGGTCAGTAGTAGTATCAGCAACCTTGCTTGAAGGTTATAAAGGAAAAATCGGTGGATTCCAAATCGGTACACATGATAAAGATCCAAGCGTTTCTTGGTTGACTGGTACCAATCAATTTGCAGTTGGTATGAGTAACGGTAGCTCAGCATGGGGGCAAACTGCTCTTTGGGTAAACTGGGGAGATAACTGGGATATACCAGGCGCCTATGCCTGGTATGTGAAACGAACAGGAGAAATGTTCTGTTATAACAAGGCGCAATTCTGGAACGTCCCTCGAATCCACGGAAACCTCGAGGTGACTGGAAAAATCATTTATTACATTGACAGAGCGAATAATAAAATCGGACATTGGATTCACTCACCTTCATATACGAGTATCGAGGAAAGCAATGGTTATGCCTATCTATACCGTCAAGCTGGCGGTTATTCGTGGGTTGCTTTAAACAAAGATATCTCAGACCGTAGATACAAAACTAATATCAAAGACAGTCAAGTATCAGGGTTGGATGTTATCGAGCAGTTGAAAACCTACTCTTATCGTAAGGAATACGATGACAAGATTGAAGATATCTCATGCGGTATCATGGCTCAAGATGTCCAGCGAGTTGCACCAGAAGCGTTTTTTGAAAATCCGGACGGTGCTTACTCATATAACACGTTCGCACTTGTGCCTTACTTAATCAAGGCTATTCAAGAACTCAAGCAGAAAGTAGAAAGGTTGGAAACAACATGAACGAACAAGACAAGCAGATTAGTAGTCTCACAATTAAATCATTGAGTGAGAGAATCAGCAATGAAGCTGCTCGATCAGCTACACTAGAAGCTCTATACACAGTTACAGCTATGGAATTGGAGCAGATGAAACGAATCATCGAATCAGATGAAGAACTAAAAGCAAAATTTGAAAAAGTAAGAAAAGAAAAGGAAGAATAATATATGACATTTAAAATCATCAACAAATATTTACAAGAGAACAACCGCACTTTCGTTGCGGTTCGTCAAGAAGCACCATATACGGCATTTGACCGTGTATTGATCGGTAATCACATGAATGAGTCAGATGAAGACTTGATTAAAGCGGTCATTGCTCAAGTGACTACTGAATTCAATCCAGCCGAGGGAGTGAAGAAACTTCAAGAAGACTTGCAAACGCAAGCTGAAAGTTACGAAGAAAAACTTGCTGAGAAAGATGCAAAAATTGCAGAAGTTAAAGCCGTTGCAGATTGGGCAGTATTGGCTCGTGTAACGGATGTTGACAATCCACTAGACCCTACTGTTTTCAAACGTGGACTTGAATTAGTCAACCTTGGGAAAGTTGGCAAAACTTACCAACCTCAAGAAATTTTCACTTTAGAAGATCCTAACCATATTGAGAAATATCAAGAAGGTAGACGTGTTATGGTTCAAGTCAACGAGTCATTCACTTATCAAGGAGAAACACTTGAACAACTTGCATCATTAGAGCAAAACGGAAAGCTTGGCATTTGGAAATGGACTGAACCTAAACAAGAAAAACCAGCAAACGAGCTAGACACACAGCCATTACAATAGAATTAGTGAAAAAGGGGAGTGGTTTAATTGGAATTTTTAACCTTAATCGATAAACTCACGCCCGTTTTGATTGTGATAATTCCAAGTTATTTCTCATTTAAGAGTACTCAAAATACAAAAGAGACTGAAAAACAAATCAATGTTCTTGCTGACAAAATTAGTGAACTTGAAAAATCAGTGGGCGAAGTTACTGAGATTGGGCGAGATAATAATGCCAATCTCTCGCTCATTAGAAAAGGTTTGCAACGTCTACAACGTTTTCGATTGCAGGAAAGTCTAAAAAAAGCAATCAGACGTGGCAGAACAAATCAGCATGAGATTGAGGAATTAACTCGGCTATATGAAAGTTACGTTGAATTGGGTGGAAATGGTGCTATAAAAATATTGTTTGAGAAATTTCTCGAACTGGAAATTGTGGAGGAAAGATAATGGATAAAATTAACTGGAAAGTACGAATTAAAAATAAAAATTTTTGGCTTACATTAGTGCCAGCTTTAGCATTGCTTGCACAAGCCTTTGCGAATATCTTCAATTTTAAATTGGAGTTTGGCGATACTGTTGATAAAATTCTGGTGTTTATCAATGTATTGTTTGCCTTTTTAGTATTGGTTGGGGTTGTTAACGACCCTACAACCGCTGGACTGACTGATAGTTCAAGAGCGCTTGGGTATCACGAACCGAGCGAAGATTAAATTAAAAGAGGGAAGTCTTTATACTTCCCTCTTCATTTTGTATGAAAGGGGGACAAACATTGAAAAAAATTATTAAACGACAAGCAGGCGTTTGCGCCAACGTCCGAGATAATATTTACAACATAAAAGAGGAATTCTATTCTCATGATAAGAATAACGCATTCATCGAGTTACAATTAAACGGAGTCAATGTTGAAAAAATCATTGTGTTATTTCACTTCAAAACGACAAATCGTTTCTTAGAAGTGGCTGGAGGGGTTGAAGGGG